AGCGAGGGGTTAAATATTCAGTAGAAATATTCATGTTATAGGGACCATATGCTATTGGTTGATCGCCTGGATAATCTGTGACGTAAAAAGTCAATAAAACATTTGCACCTTGTGTGCCGCCGTAATATCCCCATTTCATATCAGGCCAAACTTGATCAACAAATACTTTCCACTCACCGTCAGAAATAACAAAATATCCAGTCTGGAAGCTGGCATCTAAAGGAGCCCCATCTGCATCAGTAGATGTTTCATGTTGGTAAATATAAGTATTAAGAGCAGCTCCTATAGGAGGACCAAAAATAGACTGATTGATCCATGCGGTTCTATCAAGAGTGCCAAAATCCCATTGATTTAATGCAACATTATATTTGACATAAGCATTAATCTCGCCGCCGTTGCTTTTTGTAGGATAATACCAAGCTATTTCCCCAAAGTTGGAATTAGCAGCAACTCTAATTTTGCTTAGATTATTAGTATCTAAATCTTGGAATATAACATCCCATATTGGGCATGTGATAATTTGAACGCCACTAGACCCAAGCATAAAAAATTGACTTTGGCCCATCCAATAAACAACACCATTCATAGATGTTGCCGCCTTTTGAGATATTAAACCGCAGCCAGTTCCGATTTCGTTGAATTGATATACATAAGGAGGGCCAGCATATTGCATGGCCCATACGGCCAAATCTGTCCAAATAAGTCCTTGCTGCGGACCCTGAATACATCCAACAATTCTTGATCCGCGTGGAATACGATAAGAACCTGCCTGATTAATGGCATTAGTAACCCAAGAATTGAAATTATCTACATCGCACCATCTAATTAACAAAGGATCTTGTATGCCAGTAAATGTTGTTCCCCATGCAATAATTTGCCTTTGAGGCATTGCGACAAAACAACCATCATTGGCAGGAGGAGCTTGAGGTATTAAGGAAGCTGACTGAAGACCAACAATTGGATTCCACTGATAAATACCGCCGCCAGGGATTTGTAAATTTGCATTGTGCGGGCATGCAATTAAATAATCACCCCAATTATCAAGCGTCCAATCTGTTGCTGCAATAGGCGTTCCTTGATTGCCGTATGGAGGAATCTGTCCAATTCCATACAATCCATCTCCGTATGTCCCTTCGCCATAAAAAAGGCTTGTCGGAAGAGCTCCTGGAGTTATGAAATATTCGTATTGAGCGTAACCCACACCTCCGACAGCGTTTAAAGGTATAGTAACAGAGGATGAGGCTGTTGATCCTGTTGAAATTGTAAAATTATTATCATCAATATAAGTAACAATATAGTTTCCATAAAGCGTAATGCAGCCAGCTGTTGTTGAAATTAAAACGGTAAACGTATCGCCAGTTTGATATCCATGATTAGGTAATGCAACACCAACAATAGGAGACCCATTTGTAATTGTAAAAACAGGAACAACGCCTCCTCCAGGAGCGCCAACAGTAGCCGTCGCTGGAAGTGGATTTCCCAAAGCATCTATTGCTGTAATATAATATGATGTAGAAGTTAAATAAGTTACAGGATATTGACCAAATAAAATAAGACCACCAACACTTATTTGCGTTTGTATATATACAGAATCATTAAGATTAACATTTGAATTGATGTCGTTTATTACAACTAATGGACTACCAGAAACAGTCTCGCAACTAACAGCGACATCAGATAATGATGTTGTTGGAGTTATTATTTGCTGATTATTATTTGTAATGACGCCAAGGCCATTCCCTGCTGCGCTTGTAGCTTGGCAACCAAAAGCCAAATGCGCATTAGCATTTGTATCTTCCCATGCCCAAAGATTCCTAATAATGCTATTTATGGAATTAGGAAAAAATTTAGTCCAACCGCCAAGTTTTTGAACAAGTGTCAGACCTTGTTTATCTGGGACAAATCGCACAAGATTAGTCGTAGAAATAGCCGCTTCATTCAAAGCAGGCGTTCTATTTTGATCAACGCCCCCACTCATTTTTAAAGTTGCATGGGGCATTTATTAGCCTCGTGTCGGCGTAGCAGAAGTAGAAGCACCTTGCGATGACCAAGCAGCCGCCTCAAACTTCTTGCGGTTTTCTTCAGACATAGCGGATTTCAATAATGTCTGATATTGAGTTTCATATGTAATAGGCATTTGCGGGTCATTACCCGCTGCACTACTAAAGTTTCTTTGATAAGCAGACACATAAATCATGCTTGCCATAATGAATAAATCTGGCAAATAAAGGCTAATGAAAGTTGTTGGGTTTCTTGAAGACAGACTTGCCGGTCGGAAGGTTCCAACAATTTCAACTTGATAATTGGCATTTGGATAAGGACCAACCAAAAATGTGTAATCGTCAAACGGACAAAAATATTGCGGTAATCCAGTATTAGATGAGTTGCCCCAAACAGCATCAAGGTATTCTTTTGTAGTTGGCAATAGAGGATTTCTAGTTCCAGAGTCTGGATTTGTTGTCCCAGCTGGAGTTAAAACATTTATTTGCTCTGCAACAACTAAAACGCCGCCTCCCCAATCCCCTGCGGCAAAATCAGAACCAGAAGGAACAGATATAATTCTACTACCTACTGTTAATCCATAGTTAGTATTGGAAACAGAGCTGAATAAAAAATCAAGCTCACGATACATGCGGTTTTCAGCATATGTAATTGCTTGCGGTAAAATGTTAAGGAAAGCAGGATCAGTCGGGGAGACGACGGCCATAGTAGATATTTGAGTAATGTATGATGTCGTTCCTGATACGGAACCATCATAACTAAGGCCAGTCGTCATTACCTATCTCCAGTTGCAGGCTTTCTTGCCTACATTGTTATGCGCCTTCACTTGCCATATGGTCTTTGTTGTATCTTTCCCCGACCAATATATAGGTTTTGCCCCATCACAAAAAGCCAGCCTATCAGTCAGGGCGCTTGAACCCGTCGTCGATTGACACGCTGTCAGGCTTGTCAATGCTATCGCGCTCAATATCCAGACGGGCTTGAAGCGCCTCATGTGCAGCATCTACCTGTCCCTTCAAGTCCTGAACCTGTTGCGCCGTCTTGCCGACATTGATCAATTGTTGTGCGTTTAACCAATCAAAAATCTTCCCGGCGAGCGTGAATAGCGCGCCGATAAGAGATAAGATTGTTGTGACCATTATTTAAACCAGATCGCCAAAACACCAGCTACAAGCGTGCCAATGGTCGGAACCAAAGCGCCGATCTCTTGAGCATGAGGAATAAAGCTTGCGCCAGCAATCAGCGTAGCAATACCGGCCCAGGTTGAGCCTTCTTTGAGCTTGCCTACCACAAATGTAGCAACTGAGTTCATGATCATCTCCTACTTAACCGTATAACACCGAAGAACGTTATCTTTTGCCCTAACGCATCTAACAGGACCATACTCATGGCCATTGTTAGAAAAACCATCGCCTTCCATCTCAGAACAGCCTGCAAGGGCTGCCAAACTTATTAATACGATACTGTATGATATGGCCGCCACAAGCGCCCCTACCGTTTGTCTATTTAACCAACCCTCGCCGCTTGAACGTGCATCGCGTCCGGCCTGCTCCATTGCCCGCCCCATGTCCATCCCTCATCAAGAAAAGCCTTAATGAGTGGGTTATCAGCCGTAAAAAAATGCGTTCTTGAACCTAGCTGGTTGTGGGGAGCGTCCCAATCTATTGCTAGGCCATAGCTGTGCATTGATATCATCTTCAGCCCCCGGGCTTGTCGAATGACGAAATCCCCTGAGAACTGGTCGGCATGGATGGCGTGGATTTTGTCTGGGTCCTTTCCGCATTCATCCCAGACATGGTTTAAGACACGAGTTAAAGACTCGGCGGCAATCTTATTGATTTTAATATACGGAATGTGCAGCGGCCCCATATAGAGCTGCCATGGGCAATTAATATGGACAATATGCGTATTCCCCCAGCCTGGAGCATAGGGGTTGCCAAACATTTTTAAACATTCTGATTGAAGGGGCCAGGTCATCGGTCGGCCTTTTGATTTACAGCATCAATTATTCGATCTAACTTGCTGAATATTTGAGATAAAGCGTTATTAAATTCGTCTCTTGTAACATACCGACCAGCTACCAAAACTTCTATAGAAGCAACTTTTTCTGCCAGTTCTTTGTCGGCAGACTGGAGCTCTTTTAGGGAAACCCAAACATTATTGAGCCACCAGCCGCCAACTGTTCCGAGGACGCCAACCAAAATGTTGAACCATACTTGGTAATCTGGCATTCTCTTTGTCCTTTTAGGTAGTAAACTTCTACAATATACCCTATTATTCGGTTCTAGCAAAATCTCCGTGAAGACGTTTTGCTGCTTCACAATAGGCGGCATGGGCATCTTGTGGCGTGTCAAAACGGCCTATAAAATGGCGTTTTTTATCTGCTGTTATATATACTATATATTTATCTCTAGACTTATCGTAACATACGCCTTTAAATCCTGTGGTATTATTTTCTGGAATTTTCTTATTATATCCATTCTGGGAATCAGTAGAATCTCTTAAGTTGTCAAATCTATTATCCATAGTATCGCGATTTTTATGATCCATCTTACCATTGGGCCAAACACCCTTCATGT